GCACGTGACGCGCAGGCGCCGCTGGCCACACCGGCGTCCCGCGTCGCCGAGCCCGCGCCGCCCGAACCCAGCGAAGAAGTCATCGCCGCGACCGTGGGCGACCTGGCCAAGACATGACGCTGACCTATTCGCGCGTCACGCCGGTCGAGCCGCTCCTGACGCTGGTCGAAGCCAAGGAGCATCTGAAGATCACCGACACGGCGTCCGATGCCGACATCGCGGAGAAGCTGGCCGAGGCGGAGGAATACGTCTTCGCCAAATTGGGCGCCGCGGCCGATCCGTCGTGGGATGCGACGACGGCGCCGCGCATGGTGCGCAACGCGATCAAGCTCGTGCTCGATGCGTTCTACGAGCGGCGCGGCGGCGAGGAAAGCGGCGAACAGTTGCGCAAGGCGCTCGAGGTGGTCGATCGGGCGCTGGCGTCGTATCGCGATGTGAGCGTCGCATGAACACGGGCGCCTTGCGGCATCTCGTCACGCTCGACGTCCCAAACGGCGCGACCGGCACGTATACGCCGCTCGATCCGCCGACGTGGTGGTGCGCGTACCTCAGCGAGACCGCCGGCGAGGCGACCTTGATCGGGCGCTTCCATCCGGGCATTACCACGGCGACGCGCGTCCACGTCAAGGGCCGGACGTTCCACGTCGAGTCGGTCATCAATCGCGAGGAACGCGACGCGGAGCTGGTCGTGAGCATCAGCGAGGTGTTTGCCTGATGGCCAAACGACTCGAGGTGGCCTGGACCGGCCTGGGCGAGTTTGAAAAGGCGCTCGAGGACTTACCGAAGCACCTGATCGAGGAAGCCAACGGGATCCTGTTGAAGTCCGCGCAGGACGCCAAGGCCGCGATTGCCGCCGCCTATCCGCTCGGGCCGGGCAACAAGCGGAAAGGCATTGCGCCGGGCGGCCTCAAGCGCGGCCTGGTCCTGCGGCCGGCGCGCGGGCGCACCTTCGCCGGCGCGGTCCTGCGGCAACGGGCGCCGCACGGCTCGATCTACGAGAACGGCACCGAGGTGCGGGAGAACAAGGCCGGCCAGAACCGCGGCTTTTCCAAGCCACATCCGACGTTCTGGCCGATCGCGAACGCCCATCTGGACGCCGCGATCCGGGCCGTCGTGGATCGGCTCTACGCACACGGCGCCGCAGAAGTCACCGGCGATATCGCCGCCTAAGGAGTAGCTATGGCAATCAAGACGGGTCGGTATGGCCAGGTGAAGTACTCAGCGGACGGCATCGCGCCGGCCGTGGAGATCATCTCGATCAACGCCTGGACCGCGAGCTTCAAAACCGAATACGAAGACGTGTCCTGCTTCGGGGATGAGAACCGCGTGTATATCCCGGGCCTGCGGGACAGCAAGGGCAGCCTCTCAGGGTTCTGGAACTCGGCCGAGATCACGCTATTCGAGGCGGCGATCGCGACCGTGCCCGGGACGCTCGAACTCGTACCGAACAGTTCAGAACCGACGTTCTTCTGGTCGGGCCTGGCGTACCTCGACGCTGAGGTGGATTGCAGCCTGGCGGCGCCGAAGATTTCCGGCGAGTGGGTCGCGGCCGGGCCGTGGACCGGACCGGAACAGACGCCGCTGACGCGGGCGCGCAGTGAAGGCAACAAGCCGCCGCAGATCCTGGCCCGCGAGGCGAAGGAACGCGCCGCCCAGGACCGGGCGTCGCAGGACCGCACCGCCAAAGAACCGGCGGCCTGAGATGGTCGGGCTGTTCCGCTCCGTGACGCTGCGCGGCGAGACCGCCGCGCGGCTGTCGTGGGGCTACCAGACCGCCGCCGTCCTGCGGACGTGGCGGCTATCGAAAAGCGAGAAGGGCGAGTGGACGCTGACGGCCGGGATCGATCGCGCGGATCCGTTCCGGCTCCAGCAGACACCGCTCCTGTTCACGGCGCCGCGGCCGGGCGGCTTGTTCTGTTTTCCCGTCAAGGCGATCACGCTCGGCAAGGAGTCGCTGGTCGCCTCACTCGGTCCTCCGGAGCACTAGATGTCTATCGTCAGGCCCGATGAACTCCGGCTCACCCTTGAGGACGGCCAGCACTACGTCATCGTCAAAGCGGAACTCAATTACGGCGAGACGATCGCCATGTACGCCCAGATGCGCGGCCCGGACGGTGGGGCCGATCCGCTGAAGGTCGGATCGGCGCTCGTCGTGGCGTACCTGCTGGATTGGTCATTGACCGACAACGACGGGCGGATCTTGTCGGTCCGCGAGCAGCCGCCGGACGTCGTGACGGCGGCGCTGAACCACTTGCCCTACGACGAAGGCCAGGCGGTCGTGGCGGCGATCCGGGCGCATGACACCGCGCTGATCGCGGCACGAGAGGAAAAAAAACGCCCGAGTGGTGCGCCCACGTCCGCAGCCAGCTCGCGATTGCACGCCGTTGCCACTGGCGCTACGAATGGGTGAGCGAATTGGACCCTGACGTGTACGCGCTGCTCGTCGAACAGTTGCAGGCCGAAGATGAACAGGCGGCCGGCTAATGGCGATCGAAGCCAAATTTACCGCGGACTTTTCCGAACTCGAGAAGGCCGTCAAGGCGGCGTCCGGCACGCTGAAAAAGCTCGAGGGCGACGCCGAGTCCACGTCGAAAGAAATCACCAAGATCGCGGACACCAGCGCGAAGTCGTTCCGCTCGGCGAGCAGCGCCACGCAGGATTGGACGAAAGACTTCAGTCAGTTCGACAGCATCCTGTCGTCGGCCGGCCTCAACGTCGGCAAGTACGTCAAGGGGATGGGCGAACTCCAGGCGGCGACGAGCAGCACCGCCGGCACGATGAGCACGCTCGCGATTGCGGGCACGGCCGTTGGCGCGGCGCTGCTCGCGATCGACCTCGCACAACGGGCGTCTGATTTTCTCGCCACGAATCAAGCGGCCCAGGATCTCTTGATCACTATGCAGGGCCTGACGAATCCGAAGTTCGAGACCGAACAGGCGAAGCAGGACACCATCCAGAGAGCCATCATGGCGGGGATGAAGAGTTCGGGCGTCGCGGCCCAGGACTACGCCAACGCGATCCAGTACCTCGACGACAAGCAGAAGGAACACCTGCTCACGCAAGGCTACTCACGGACGGCGTATCGCGACACGCTGTACATGCTCAACGCCTGGGACCATGAAATTCAGGCGATCACCGACCGCGGGGATCTGAAGCAGTTCACCGCCGACCTGAACGATCACTATCTGTCGCTGCAGCAATTGAGCGTCAAGTACGGCGTCCATACCGAGGCGATCACGTACTACCGGGGCGAACTGGAGAAGGCCAAGGCGCTCGAGAAGGAAGAGGCGGCGCTGCTCAAGGAAGAACTCGCCGCCGCGCTCGAGGCCGCGAAGATCAAAACCGAGGCGTTCGCCGTGGCGTGGAAGGATGTGGCCGGCCAGGATCTGAGCTGGCTGTCGAAGTCGGCCGCCGGCCTGCAGACGCTGACCGACAAGTTCGACGCGATGGTCCTGAAGCAGATGGACGTGAAGAACCAACTCGACGCCTTCAAAAGTTCCGCGGCGGCGCTGGGGCCGCTCGAGCAACTGACCGCCGAGTACGACAAGCTCAAAACGTCGATGGACGCAACGGGCGCCTCGGCCGAGGAACAGGAACTGGCCTACCTGAAATATCAGGAGGCGTTCACCGCCGCCGGCAGCGCCGCTGGGAACCTCGGAACGGAAGTCGAGAAGGCGGGCGGGGCGACCAGCCGTGCGGCGAGCCAGACCGCGGCGGCCGTGAGCAGTTATCAGGCGCTCGGCGCGGCGGTCAACTACGCGGCCGGCTCGTTCCAGAACATGTATACCCAAGTTGGGCACGGGACCGGCTACGAGGGCGACCTACGGCGGCTGAACGATATGGCGTCTGAGTACGGGCGGGCCGGCATCCCGGTGGTCGGCGGCCTGTTTCCCGGGCGCGCGGCGGGCGGCCCGGTCACGGCCGGCGCGCCGTACATGGTCGGCGAGCACGGGCCGGAACTGTTCATGCCGCGGACGTCCGGCGCAATCATCCCGAACGGCGGCGGTGGCGTGCAGGTCAACGTGTCCGGCCTGATCCTGTCGGACGATCCGGCCGCCCGGCAGCAGCTCGCCACGATCATCCAGGACGCGCTGGTGCAGTCGTACCGCCAGCACGGGAACCGGCAACCGGTATGAACACGGATCAACTCCAGTCGCTGGCGATCGTCCTGCTGGCCCTGGGCGTGGGCATTCTGTGGGTGAGCCGACGCTAATGGCGACGCTCGTCCCGGGGGAGAAGGCGCGCATGTATGCGCTCGGCGGCCTGATGCGGGGCGGCGCGAGTCGCGGCGGCTACATCGACGGGCGCGTCTACGTCAGCATCGGCGGCGTCGATGTCGGCTACATCCGCGACGATGCGCACGTCGGGACGCTGATCAACTCCCTGAGCATCACGCAGCAGCTCGACGAAGTCCCGGATACCGCCACGCTGCGGATCAACGCCGCGGTCCCGCCGGCCGGCGGGGAAGTCGTCATCAGCATCGGCAGCCAGAACGGCCGGCGCCTGTTCGCGGGCTACGGCCTGACGCGCAACCAGCTGTACGCGGCCGACAAGCCGGCCAACATCCAGGCGGATTTCTCGGCGGTCGATTACACCTGGCTCCTGGCGTTCGCGAAGGTGACCAAGCAGTACCGCAACGTCAGCGGGACGGCCATCATTGCCGACCTGATCGCCACCTACGGCGCGGCCAACGGGTTCACGACCCACGCGGTCCAGGCGAACCTCCCGGCGCTGGAAATCACGTTCACGGACGAGGACGTCCCGAACGCGATCACGCGGCTGATGCGGCGGCTGGGCGGGCATTGGTTCGTGGACTATGCGAAGGACGTGCACGCCTGGATCGGCGAGGACGCGACCATGGCGCCGCCCATGGCCCTGACGCCAACGCACCCGTCCCTGGCCGACGTGCGCGCGACCGTCGATCAGACGCAGGCGCTGACGCGGTGTTACGTCGAGCATCGTGGGTCGAGCCTGCTGGCCGGCGTGGCGGCGGGGGAGACGATCCTGCCGGTCGAGGCGATCGACGCCTTCGTGGTGGCGCCGGACGTGTTTCTCAAGGTGACGCTGCCGGGCGCGGACGGCGGCGCGAAGCATCTGACGTTTACCGGCATGACGCCGAGTGCCGGCGGGACGCTGGTCGGCCCGGGCATCGCGCCGACCAGCGCGCCGATCGTCAGCGGGGTGGTGAGTGCCAGCGGCATGGAAGCGGGCGCGCACAGCTACGCCTATACCTTCGTGACCGCGGCCGGCGAGACCAAACCCAGCGCCGTCGCGACGTTCGACACGGCGATTCCGGCGCCGCCGACCGCCCCGCTGCTTATTCAAAATGCGCCGCGGCCCGAGCCGCCGGGCACCTATGGATCGAACTTCACCATTGGCGCCTCGTTCCGGTTCGCGGTGGCCTACTGTTACAGCGCGGCCCTCGATCCGGCGCAGGACAGTCCGATCGGGCCACCGAGTGCCTCGATCACGGCGATCTCAAATAACGACCCGCTGAACCCGACCAACAGCGCCGAGATCTGGGTCGGGGTGCTGATGCCGGCGCCGGCCGGCGTGCAGTGGGCGGTCGTCTACGTCTCGACGAATGGCGGCCCGTTTTACCGCTGGACCTATGCGCAGAACACATCACCGGGCGCCGCCCCGTATACGGCCACGCTCTCGACGCGCGGCGCCGTGAACCCGATGAGCGGCCCGACGCCGCCGGCGACCGCCAACGCGCGCCAGGCGAACCTGACGGCCATCGCCGTCGGGCCGACCGGCACCACGGCGCGCAAGATCTATCGCACGAAGGCCAACCAGGCGCCGCTGCTCCTGGTGACGACGCTGGCGAATAACACCGCGACGACCTACGGGCCGGACGCCGCCGCGGATGCCACGCTCGGCGCCGCCGCGCCCGCCGGCGATACGTCCGGCCTGAAATCACCCGAAGGCACGATCAACCCGGGCGCGACCGCGGTGATCGTCGCGTCGCCGTCGGTCTTCCAAGCAACCGGCGGCTGGGCCGTCGTCGCCGAGCAGGCGATCCGCTACACCGGCGTGAGCGCGACGGCGCTGACGGGCGTCCCGGCCAGCGGCTACGGCGCGGTGGTCGGCCCGATCCAGTACAACACCGCGATCCGCGCCGCGCCGCTCCTGACCGGCGTCACCGTGGACGAACCGATCGAAGCCGGCGCGGAGATCTACGCCGTCGTGCGCGTCGATGACGCCGCGGCGCAGGCGACCCTCGCGGCCCGGCTCGGCGTGGCGACCGGCATCCGCGAGGAATGGATCCAGGATCGGCGGCTGTCCTACGGCGAAGCGAAGGCGCGCGGCCAGGCGACGCTGGCCGTCCGGCCGCTCGACGCCCTGAGTATTTCGTACCGCTGCCGCGATATCTCAACGTCGGTCGGCAAGACGATTACCGTCAACCTGCCGGCGCCGACCAACATCGTCGGCACGTTCCGGATCCAGGCCGTCACGATCACCAACTTCCGGCCGCGCCCGGAGCAGCCGCCGACGTTCCTCGTCCAGGCGTCCAGCACGCGGTTTACCTTCGAGGACTGGCTGCGCATCATGCGGACGAAAGAGTAGTGGCGACTTTCCGCCACTGGCGTTGAAGGGCCAGCGGCACAGGATGGGCAGTGATCAGACCGTGGCAGCGACGACAGAGGCCGAGCAAGTTAGAGGCGCGATGGGCATGATACGGATCCTGCCCGCGCCGACGTGGCTGGAGATGATGCACTTGCAGACGATTACCGTGGATTGCATGACACCGCGCGCACCGGCCGCGTTGCAATGCAATTGTTTCGAGCCGGCGCTGTCGCCAATAACGGTCGGTGATCAGCGTGGCGTTACCGTTCCAGTTGTGCGACAGCGGGCCGATCTCTTTCCGGCGATGCGCGTCCAGGCAGGGACGCGAACAAAAGCGGACCCGGCCGTTATGCTTTTCGCGGACGCGCAACACCCATGGCTTCAACCCAAACCGGCCGCCGCATTCTTCACACCGAAGTTCAACGTTGGGCACCCGCTCGACGCCGCGATTATGTCCAGGCTTGAACCATCCGGCATTGGCGGTCATAGGGCGCCGTGTGGCGAGACCGGCGAGCAATTGCGGGACTCTCGCGAGACCAGCGCAGCGCCGCGAACAGTATTTCTTCCGCGCCAACAGGCACAGCTTGACGGTGATCACGCGTCCGCAGTGCTGACAGGGGCGCTCCACGCTGGTCCGTTTACTCACCTGCGCAGTATATCGTATTGGAAGGGCAGGGACTGATGCCTATTACGAGAACTGCGATTCAAGACGACGACGGCAGCGGCAAGACCGGGACCGTCATCGACAACGCCTGGAAGCAGGAACTGTATAACCAGATCGACGCGGCGGGACTGGCCGGGCTCCAGGCCGCGCTCCGGCCGATCAATCCGTTCGTCCTGGGGCCGCATAGCGATCTGGCGCAGACCGGCGCGACCATCCACAATTGGCCGCTGCCGGCCACGAATTTTGTGTTCGTGTCAGGGACGCCCGGACTCCTGACCGGCATCGTGGAACCGCCGGACAGCGGCACCGTGAAGATTTTCGTCAGCCTCGGCTCGTCGATGACGTTCAAGCATCAAGACGCCGGCTCGGCGACGCGGAACCGGTTTTTCGGGGTCGGCTATGCGGACACGGTGCTCGGCTCGTGGAAATCACAGACGATGTTCTATAGCACTGGCATCGGGGGCTGGGTGCTCCTGACATGAGCCAAAAACAATACGTGGAAAAGCCGCAGAAAGTCCTGGCGGAACAGTTCGAGCCGGCAGCGCCGCTGCCGGCCGGCGCCTGTACCTGTAATCTGTCCGCGCCGTATGAGCCGACCGGCCATGCGCCGCATATCCACGCGGCCGGCAATGTGTACATGCTGCACGCCACGGACTGGATCCGGACGAACAAGTGGACGCTGCAGCCGATCGACGTGCTCCCGAACGATCAGTTCGAGGAGCTGTACGGGAATCCAGGCGGCGGCGCCCCGCTGCCAACGGAGGACGCATGATCACGATCCGTCTCGTCCTGCTGATCGCGGCGCTGCTGTGTTTCGTGGTCGCGGCGTTTGGCGTCCCGTCCCGCGTGCAGCTCGTCCCGGCCGGGCTCGCGCTGTGGATCCTGTCGCTGCTGATCGTGACCTAACCTGTCACGGCGGTAGGTAACATAGGCCGCCTTATCAGACCTTAGCCAGATTTTCGCCTATGAAAACGCGCCCGCCGGTCGATGTTCTATGGTGTAGCAATCAGCGCCAGGGCCGTAGTAACGGCTGGGCGTTTCCGCCAAAAGTGGAGCAGCATCTACGCCAGCTCACGAAGGACAAGCGCGTGCTCCAGTTATTCGGCGGCCGCGCGCGCTGGGGTGTGACGCTGGACATTGATCGCACGACGCGCCCGCAAGTGATCGGCGATGCCTGGCTCCCGCCGTTCGCAAAGGACGCTTTCGATGTGGTGATTCTGGATCCGCCCTACGTGCATCTGAATCAGCAGATGAAAGATTCACTGATTCGCGGCGCGGCCTACTGTGCACGGGAGGCGATCATCTGGTTTCACACGACATGGATCGGCAATTCGGCCGGCGTGCGGCTCGAGCACGCATGGCTCGTGCGGGTCGGGGATACGTGCGCGGTGCGCTGTGTTCAACTGTTTCGGACGCCAGCCGTCAAGCCGCGGCCGCGCCCGCGGTTCACGCGCGGGCCGGCGATTCGATATAACCGCTGGCTGGCCGGCCAGGACCGGCTACCGCTGGGCCATGACTGACGCCCGGCGCGGCGGCGGGCTGACCACGGGGGCTCCATGACTGACGAACGTAAATGTCCCGGCTGCGAGACGCCGAAAACCCGGTGCGACGAGTGGAAGCGGCAAGGGTATGTCGCGTGCTGCCCGGACTGCAAGCACCCGCCCGGCGCGGCGGCGGGCTGACCACGGGGGCTCCATGACCTTATGGGCGGTGATCATCGAGTGGTTCGAGCGCGAATACGGCTATAACCCGGACCCGAGCACTGTGCCTGATGGCGACATCCTGCGATGGGCGCTCCGCATGAGACAGCGCGGCGGCGGGCTGACCACGGGGGCTCCATGACCGAACGACTCGCGATCTGGCTGGCGTGGCATCTGCCGAAGCGGCTCGTCTACTGGTGCGCCGTGCGCGTCGGCACGCATGAACCCGCGACGATGACGGAACAGGAGTTCATCCGGTGGGAACAAGTG